TGGCGGAGAGGTAAAAGAGGGTGGCATGGGTGTAGTTGGTGATGCAGGTCCTGAGGTTGTTTTATTGCCAAAGGGAGCTGAGGTGGTACCACTTAAATTAGAAGATGTATTTAGAGAGACCTCACAATATTTTAAATCTATAGATCCTGCTATTTCATTGAAAGAAATATTTGGATCGGATGATCTTATATTTTCTAGATCTGAAGGAGAATTTCTAGCTTATAGAAAAAAAGCTGGTTCCGAAGAGCCTGATGATAATTTCGACCCTATTTCTCTTACTAAAAAAGTTGAGGATCTCCAAAATCTTGCCGAGGAGACCAGTAAAAATCCAGCTTCAACCGACGAGGAAATGGAAAATAGCAGGGAGCAGGCCAGAGCAATAAGTGATCTTATGGATCTGGTTAAGATTACCCCGTCCAAAATACTGGAAGGGCCTAAAAAGGAAGAGACTGCTGCTTTTATAAATACCGAGGATAGAGTTAAATTAGCTGCTGAGAATAAAGTAGCTGAAGAAAAAACAAAGGTTGAAAATACTGTAGAATCTCTTTCGCAATCAGCTAAACCGCTTAACCCCATAAAAGAAACTGTTGAGGATCTAAAGGGCGCGACATTAAAGAAAACCGAAATACCTAAGCTAGGAGAACCAGTTTCACCTAGACAACTAAATATACCTAAGCTAGAGGAGCCAGTTTCGACCAGGCAAGTAAATATACCTGAGCTAAAGAGACCTCCGGTAACCACAGCAAAATCTCAGGAGAATACCAAAAACTCTGATACTGAGAGACCTAATGAGGTTATAGTTAAACAAGCCGAAGCAGTTACGCCAACTGCGGAAGCTTCAGCCACTGCGGAAGCTTCAGTAAGACAGGAAAAATCTAAAGGAGAGGCCAGCGAATCTTCTAAAGCAGAATTCCAACAAGTTGTACAGATGATGTCAGAAATGTCTAAAACTTTATCTGACATAAGCTCGTCTCTAAAAAGACCACTCATCGTGGCTGACGGAAATCCGATCAGACCTAGAACTACTAATTTTTAAATTCTAAACTTTTTTTAATCCCGGGGATTTTCTTTATATTTGTAAGATTATCACAGAATGAGTAAAATTAAAGCCTCAGAATTTTTTAATTCTCCAGAATTAATTAATAGCAATTATTGGACTATTATCCAGCATCCTACATACAGGCCACTAGATATGGTTTCGTACGGGAACGACCTATCTGATATAGTGGGGGCTCTGGACGAAAAGACAGTGAAAATGGATTTGATCTACCTTAGAATGAGTACTATATGGTCTGAATGCTCAAAATGCAATAGAATGCAGGTTGGATGTTTAATGGTAAAAGATAAGTCTATCATATCAAATGGATATAATGGATCTCCTCATGGATTCCCTAATGTTTGCGAGGATGAAAATAATAACACATTGCCGTATGTTTTACACGCAGAAGCAAATGCAATTACCAAATTGGCAAAAAGTACTCTTAGTTCAGATGGATCAACGATATATGTTACGGTTTCACCCTGCTACGAATGCTCGAAACTAATAATCCAATCGGGCGTAAAAAGATTAGTAATCAAAGACTTATACAGAAAAACCGATTCTATACCCTTCCTCTGCGAGGCAGGAGTAGAAATAACTAGGATAGGAGTAATTTAATATAGCAGCACACACGAGAATATGACAAAAGAAATAAATATACAAAAGCTAGCGGAGGAGTTTATACTATCCAAAAGCGAAAGGAGTTTTCAGAAATTATTCGAGAGATTAAAACCTGGATTAACAAATCATTGTTTTGTTATTTTAAAGGATATCGAATTAGCACAGGATTCCTTCTTAAACACAATGTCCAAAATATGGCAAAAGATCGATCAGTATGATATGACAAGAGGTAATTTTTCGACCTGGTGTTATAACATTGCTAGAAATGAATCTTTACTCCTTTTAAAGTCAAGAAAAAGGTACGTAAGCACGGAGGACGAAAATATTGAGAATATTTTCAATATGAATGCCATGGCAAATGGTGATTACTATGACTTACATGACGATCCATCGCTAACATTTATCAACGGACAAAATAAGGTGGACGAATTATACGAGAGTATAATACAGGAGATTAAGGAACTTCCTGAGCTCTATAAGGATATAATGATAGACCGGGAGATCAATGGAATGAAGTACAAGGATATTGCAGCCAAGTACGATATTAAGAAAAGATCTATAGCAACAAGAATAAGAAGGGCTAGAAACCGGATAAAGAAAAAAGTTGAAAAATTAAAAGACATAAACTAATATGGATATTATCTACAAAATAAGATTCTTTAGGATCTTTAGAGAAATCCGCATTTATTTTGAGTATCTTAATCAGATTAGATTGGAAAGTGTAAATTCTCCAAAATGGTCTAAATTAAAGCTCAGAAAAGATTGGATTGGCAGGATTTATACCGTTATAAATCTTCCGCCAGAAGTTACCCAATCACCGGATTTCCCGAAAGAAGCTAGACCAGCTTTTGTCATGGAAGAATCAAGAGCAATCAACGAATATCTAACTGAGATTAATCTTCAGGAGCTATTGACGGTAGGTTTTAAACCTATTGAAGAAAATGGCGGTGATTCTTATCTAGTTATTTATTACTATCTCTTTAGAGAATTGACTTGGATGTGGATATTAACCAGATCCTTGTTTTGGACTGGAGCAATATATGCTTACCTTTATTTCACATGATAGAAAATACGATAGAAGAATATAGGAGAGAAGTAGAAGAAAAATTAAAGGTATTTCAGACTGATAAATTTTTATTCGAGGAGGAAGCACACGTCTATACATATGACAGCATTAAGTACGATTCAGTAACAACATTTCTTAAGATATTTAAGGAACCATTTAAAAAAGATTATTGGGCTAATAAGAAAGCTATAGAAAGAGGGATTTCCAAAGCGGAAATTCTCCAAGAATGGGACGATAAAGCTTCTAGCGCGGGAACTCTAGGAACAGATGTACATAAATGGATAGAGGACTTTTGGACGGGACTAAATGAAGGAACTTATCCATTAGACCATCAGAATCCGGAAGTTATGGCTAGGGTTGGCAAATTTAAAGAGGTTTACGAAAAGAGACTATCTAAACTGATACCACTAAAATCGGAGCTTAAAATATTCTCTAGAAGATGGAAACTAGCTGGAACTATAGATCAGCCTTTTCTTTTCTGGGACGATACTAGGAAAAAACCTTTGCTAATATTGGGTGACTGGAAAACAAACAAAGAATTCAAACATGACGATCATCCCAAGGGAAAGTATAAGAAATTATTAAGACCTTTTGCAGACCTTTACGAAAATCAGCATAATGAATATTCCATCCAAATATCACTATATAGATTAATATTAGAGGAGGAAGCGGGGATAGAAACAGCCGATGGATTCTTATGTCATATTGGACCGGATGAGCCAGCTAAATTATACCGGACGAAAGATTTGAGAGAAAGACTGAAGATCTACCTGGGAGAAAATAGGGTGGATAAAGATATTTTTCTATTTGATTGAAACTTTTTTTAGAATACAGTATAAAGTAACAAATGGCAAATTCTAAAAAAACCACCGAAAAGGTTTCTATACCAGACGAAGCACAATTAAAAGGTGCAATTTCAGCAATGTCACATGACGAGATTGAATCCATCCTAGATAAATTAGATCATGCAAAAATTGCGGATATTAAATCTTCAATTGCGGACAAAAAAGAGCAAATCCAAAAGAAAGAATATGCTGTTAAAATCAGCGTTGAATCTTGGGGACACCTACGTTCTTATATCGAAGAAAGCTCTGAATGGCAACAGTCCGAAGCAATTGGTATAATCGAGATCTGCAAAGTTTTTGATCAAATCGAAAAAGAAGGAATTAAAGACTCTACAATTTTCTTACCCGCATTACCGTTAGAAGCTACACACTATTTCCTTTCAAAAACTAAAGGAAGAGGATTAGCAGAGGCTAAAAAATTCATGCAAGTTTGGAAACCGATCGATCAAGCCGTTCAATCTGCAAAGATTGACGCTTATGAGATTACCAAGCTTGAAAAGGAATTGGTTGCTGCAGAGCAAGGAATCGGATTAGTATAACACATCTACCAACATCCATATCACTAATCTGGCGCTGAAAGGCGCCTTTTTAGTGCACCATACAATCCTTCAAATATTCGATCGGATATATACAGAATCTAAATTCAAAAAATTATGATAAAAAAAATCAAAGAAAATTCCGCCGTGATCATGATTGTGATTATGGCTTTGCTATTCCTTAAACAATGTGGAGTTAGCCGGGAAATGAGTAAAATGAGAAAAGAGATGACTGAATTGGCATCAGTATCTGATTCTATTAAGAATGAAACTGCAACAAGAGAAGAAATTAGGCTTGAAATGAATAAAGCTCTATTTGACTTTCTTATTTATGAAACCGATCTTGACAACGGAAAATCTTCACTTTCCGAGATCAGATCAAAAATTGACAAGCCTTAATCTATGAAAAAGAATACACTGGTCCACTGGTTTATTATAGGTACGTTTGTTACCCTATATCTAGCTGTTTCCGTGATTTCTACACTTCACGTTATTAAGTTCTTTGAAATGTCCAACCCATACTGGTTATCAGTATCATTAGCTATTGCATTTGAATTAGGAGCAGCGGCTTCTCTTGCAAGTTTGATAGTTTTAGATAGGATGAATAAGGTATTGGTGTGGATCCTATTTATTACTCTCACACTTTTCCAAAGTATGGGAAACGTGTATTACGCATTTGTCACATTACACGATTACCAGGGATGGGTTGAATTATTCGATTTGGTCGATGAGGATATTCTTTATCAAAAGAGAATTCTTTCTATGATTAGCGGAGCAGTTTTACCCTTTGTTGCATTGGGATTTATTAAGTCCTTAGTTGATTACATAAAACCACAGGAGGAAATCCAGGAAGAAACTATCGAGGATCCAAAGATCGAAGAAAACCCTGTACTAAGTGGTGGTGAAGAGATCGAGGAGGTTACAGAGCCTTTAATCGAGGAAAAAGAAGAGATAATAGTAAACGTTCCGGAAAAACCGGACCCAGTTCCTTCTTTAAGTGAGGAGGTTGCTGAGATGCTTGTTGATCCCAATATAGCTAACTTAGTAATTCCGATCGAAAATAAAGAGCCAGGTCAGTCCTACTGAAAGGGTTATAAAATGAAAATTTAAAAAAATTTAGACACATGTCAGCAACAGGAGCAGCGTTAGAAGATGCACAATTTTACTGGGACGGAGGCCAATCATCTGGTGCACCGGACCCAAGTTTCTATAATACACTTTATGGAGGTAGTGATCAATTTGCGTTAGCTCCTGGTGCTTCTGCTAGTACAGATATAGTTTACCGAAATGTAGCTCAAAACAGAGATCAGATAAAGATTGTCGGCCTAACGTTCAGAGACTATAACGATCCTAGGGAATTTAAATTTTTTAACACCGCTTGGAATATATCATACCAGGCACAGACCGAGGAAACTGTAGATGTTAGCAGTTTTTTCCATCCTATACAAAGTTTTTCCTCTTGGCAAAAACAAACTGTAGTACTAGCACCTTTGAGTTCAATTAACTTAGATCCCGGTGATTTTGATAATACAAAAGGGGAAATAAGCTTTATGCTGGTTAAACCAATCTATAATCCTGCTGCAAATGAGGAAGAACGTGTTTGCTTCTGGAATTATAAAGGAACCCATAGATTTCTAATAGGATCGATATTAATATTATCCGGATCAATAAAGGATGGATATAAATGGAAAGGATGGAGTGTAAGTCCATTCCCAGACGATCTTCAATCAGGCGATCCAGATCCATCACTAGGTGGATTCATATTTTCTAATCCCACTGATCTTTCAGTGAAGCTAATAATTTTAACTGCATCTTAATATGGCTACAAGACCACCAGTTTGCCCTCCTGTACAGGTACCGGGATTGGCATTTAATAGAACTGCTTTAGTTGAGGTATCCTCAGACGGAAGCTATTCACCAAATCCATTGGTTGAATTAAAGGACTTCCTAATGGAGGTTAAAAGTTTCTCGCATCTTAGAATATCATTAGGTGAAAGCAAAAGTTATCTTTTATCGCAGACTGATATTGGTGACGATTTTGGATACGAGAGTTTTGTTCTTATTAAGGTAACGTATCCTGCAGATACACCGGAGACAAAAAGATACCTTGAATGGGAGTATAACGATGCCAATTTTTACATAGGAGAATTGATGATACTATCAGGAAAAAGAACATCTTCGGTAGATGCTAAACAGTTAGGATGGAACATATCAGCTGACGATGTATTCTATCAAGGTGGTGGTATAATTTTCACCAATCCACATTCTACGATAAAAGTCAAACTTGAAATTCTAGTAGCTAGATAATATTCCTACTAAAAATGATATATAGCTCTAAAGTTTATCCTAAATAAACGATATATAACACAGAAAAAAATCTTCACAAATGAATCTAATCGATAAAATTAAGAAGCTAAGCGAAACAACAGCCTCACCAGAAGTAAAGCAGATCTGCGAAAACTTCCTGTCTGGTAACGTAGTTAGCGCGGAAGCTCACCAAGCTTTGATGGAATCAATCACATCAACAGAGCAAGATTCTAGCACAGAGATCAATGCGTCAAACCAAGATCTTAAAACTGCTATGAGAAACAATGAACTAGCTCAATCAAAAAGCTATGCTGAAAAACTCATGGAAAGCTGGAAAGGCTTGGATTACATGGGAAGAGCAGTTACGCCTAAAGGTGTTTATGGTTCTTATAAAGATGGATTTGAGCAAAATGCCAAGCCAGAAAAAGAATCATCTGAAGTTCTTTCCTTATTAGAAAGCCATTCAGAGAAAGATGCACACGTTTCCGCACTTTTCAAATCGCAAGAGGTTGAAAATTTGGGAATTCGCGAATCTTTGAATAACATGTCTAAATCTGGTATCGGAGAGCATCATGCAGTAAGAAGCTTGATTACTAAATACAAGCATCTTTTGGAAGGAAATAGACTTCCTGAATATATTTTAGCTGAAAGCTTCATTCCAGAATTTTCTTCTTTTGATTGGGATTCTACTGTTAAGTCTGGAATCGAAAAAATCGCTGAGAATTGCGCTTCATTGAGAAATGAGATCGAAGTATCAAAAGCAATCTACCAATTAAAGGTATCTGATCCAACTAATTTCTACAAAGTAGTAGTTGAATCTCTTAATAGCTGGTTAATTTCTGACGAAAAATCGTTAGGACTTTTATCACGCGATTTGGAAAGATGGCAATTCAATCCAGTTGTTAGGAACTTAATCCATACTTTAAAAGTTAACGAGTCTAAAGCTGGTGTATTGAACATTACAAAGAAACAAGGTGAATCTGAGGTAAAAAGCATTTATACTCCTGTTCTTACAAGAGACAATAAATTGGTTTTCCAAATGTCTGGATATGTTTTCGAAGCTGATGAAACAGGTGTTAGAAGACTTAATGCATCTCAAATGGAATCACTTCCACACGATTTCGTTTCCCTTTTAGAAAGTTTTAACCAGCCTTTCATCAAAGTAAATGGAACTGGCGTTAATTTCTATGTTGGAAAAACAGGAATTAAAATTCAAGAATCAAATGATGGTGCATCAGTTATTTTGAACGGCTCACCTTTGAGATTTAAAGATTCTGTTGAATTGGGACGTATCCTACACGTAGAGCTTGCATCTCAAAGCGGTGTAAATCCTTCATCGATAGCTAAAGACGTTATTAATGTTTATGAGTCATTCGATAAAATCGTTGAATTGGACATTGCTAAAAATATTTCTTCTAGATTATATGAAGGTGTTTATGTTAACCTTTTGAAATGGAAGAATCAAATCTATGTTCAGAGAGTAAATGAGGGAATGAGAGAAAATTCATTCTTGAAAACTTCTGGATCTCAAGCTTTGAAAGTTGTTCATGATCTATTGAAATTTGATATTTCAGAAGGTTTAAGCCAATTCTTAGAAGGTGAGAACAAAATGAAAGCAATCATGATCAACGACCGCAAAAAGGTCCTTGATAATATGACAGTAATAGAAGAGCAAGTTAAGAAACTTGAAACCATAATGGCTTCTAATCCTCTTTACGAATCTTCAACACAGATCAAAACTGCTTACAACCAATTGAAAAAAGAGCTAGACGTTCTTAAAGAGAAATGGTCAGCTATCAATTCTGAATTGGAGTTATTCGAAAATGGATACGAAGAAATCCTATTGGACGAAGGAAAATACGCGATTGGCGATGCAGTTCGTGTTAAAGAATCTGGAGATTCCGGTAAGGTTATCTCAATAGATTCTTCTTCTGGATCTTATGTAATCCTAACGGACGCTGGTAAAACTGGCGAATATAGAATGGATGAGATCGAAGATATGTCATCAGCTATAAAAAGAGCTGAAGATGAGAATGAGTTAGCAGCTAACGAAAATCCTGAGTCTAACCCAGAGCAAACAGATGATAATAACGGGGAAGAAGAAGTGAAAGAAGCTCAACAGCCAACTTTCGCTGCTGCTCCTGACAAGGAAAAAGCTACTAAAGAGGATACTACTATCGAGAAGAAGGCTAAATCTTTAATGTCACAAGCTCCTAAAAGCATAGCTGCTCAGGCTGAAAGATCTAAAAACGACGTTAAGAACGAGAAAGCAGCTCAATTGGCTACTGCACCTGATGGAAAGAATCCAGATGTAGATTTTGAAGCAAATAAAGAAATTGGATACAACTTAAGAGAATCTAATGAATTGTCTAAGGAGAATCCAAATTTAGCAGATGCTCCAGCAAGCAAAACACAAGAAACTGCTGCTAAAAAAGATATCGAGGATTTAACTAATCACAATCTGGCTGATGCTCCAGGCGACGCACACAGCAAGAAGATGGAAGTAGCTGACGGAATGGGATATAACTTAGCAGAGGCTTCAGCAGTTGCTACAGACGCATCTCAAATGGCAGTTGCACCTTCTGCAGCTTCGCAAGACAAATCAGGAGCTAATGATATTGAAGATCTTAAAGATCAAAATTTAGCTGAAGCACCTGGTACAGAAGGTGATATAGACATCAAAGTAAATGCTGAGATGGGATACAATCTGGACGAAAAGGCTGAAATTGCAAAAACTGATCAGCAATTAGCTGAAGCACCAGAGGCAGCTTCACAAGATAAATCAGGAGCTAAAGACATTGAAGATCTTGAGGGTCACAATTTAGCTACAGCACCTGGTACAGAAGGAGACGTAGACATCAAGGTAAATGCTGAGATGGGATACAATCTGGACGAAAACGACGACGTAAAAAAAAACTAAGTAGGAACTTTGCAGTTGCACCTTCGGGTCCGGATCAGAACAAGCCAGGTGAGGCTTTCGTAGATCCAACGATCGGAAAATTTGCAAAAGCGCCAGACGGAAAACCTATTTTATCCTCAACGGGAAAAGAGGATATAAAGGCTTGAAACTTAGAAAATATTATAGACTATAATGAATTGTCCGGTTTTTTAATAAAGCCGGACAATTCTGTTTAAAAAAGGAAAGCAATGGCTAAAATATACGTAAAGAATGCCGATCTACTTCGCGCAATAAAAGAATCAAAATCCAATGGACAGCTTACCAGAGAAACTGTCGGTATGTTCATGCTCATGACGGATGGTATCTCTAGAAAAATGGCCTACAAGGATCAGGACGACAAGGACGATTGCATAGCATTTGCTTTAGAAGATCTTTGTAAATACTGGGACAGATTTGATCCTAATAAATCAGACAATCCATTTGCATACTTCACACAGATAGCAAAGAACGGATTTGCAAAAGGTTGGAAGAAAATACATCCACCAAATTCACCAAAAACAATTCCTTTTAGTTACATTACAGGCGACGACAATACATACAATGTGTGATGTCAATCAAGAAAGTAAAACCTAGCGGTGGATTCATCTCTGGTCAATTTTCACCAAAGAATCCTAATAAATACATCGGCGACGTAAATAATATTATTTGCAGGAGCTCATGGGAAACTAGATTCTGCAATTTCTGTGATACGAATGATAAGATAATAAAATGGAGTTCCGAACCAATTGGTATTCCATATTATTCTAAACTGGATCAAAAGATCCATACATATTATGTCGATTTTTATATTAAAGTTGAAAAACATGATGGACAGGTGGATGAAATGATTCTTGAGGTAAAACCGCAAAAACAAACGATAAAACCCGTCCTTGAATCAACCCGCACTACTGCAAAATCGCTAAAAGCTCATAACGATAGAATGAGAACCTGGATAGTTAATATGTGTAAATTCCAGGCAGCTAAAGATTGGGCTGAAAAAAGGGGATTCCAATTTAAGGTAGTTGATGAAAAATTCCTTTTTCAGAATAGATGAGTTCATTTGACGATTCAGCACAGAAATACCGGAATAGTTTTAAAACACTGCAGGAGTGTTTTTCTGCAACCAATAACTCATTTAACCTGAGCTATTTTGAATCCGGTGCTGATTCTTTTTGGCCCAATTTAAAAATAGGATCAATCTATTCATTTGAGTACAAGCCTAAATTTGATCCTAAATTCGATGGAGATTTTATAGACAGAAGGCCTTTATTGATACTTTTACCAATACCATCAAATTCCCCACGCAATACAATCTTTGGTATAGATCTAAATCTTGTACCCTTTTCGGAGAGAGCAAATATACTTAGCACATATTCTAAAGTCTTGGGATATGATATGAAGGACGACAAAGCAAATACTGAATCTATCGAATCAACTTCATCTAAACTCTCTTATAATTCTGCAAAAAGAATATTCGACGGAAGCGGATTTGAATCGGCCTATTATGGTTTTAAAGTCCAATACATACCAGGATTTAAATTTATTAGCCCTGATGATTGGATTAAGATACCATATTTAAACCTCTCCAGGATTGAAGGGTCCACTTTAAATTTGATATATAGTAACTATGGACGAAAGAAATAAATCATTTACGTCTACAATTTAAGTTAAAACTATAATGGCAGGTTTCGTTGATGATTCAAAACAAGCACCGATCATACAAAGGATTAGGGATAGCGTAAAAAGCTTATCCTCTTTTGGTATGAGGTATAACGATCTGGTGATTAAAAATTCCCAGGCGATCGGAGCAACAGAAGCGATATTCTTGAAAAAGAATCCAATCGAAGACGAGACAACTCTTTACGCTCTGGCAAAACAAGATACACAGACAAAACAATACATCTCGTATTTTGATAAGGATTATAGGGGTAAAAGAGAATTTCTCAGAAAATTTGCTTTAAATTCAGAGATAGATTATCTATTGGATCTTGTTGCTGATGAAGCAATTACCTACGATTCTAAACACTTCTTTGCATATCCATCTTTCCTTAATTTTACTGATTCTAAAAAGCAATTGTTGGATGACATCAATACCACATACAATAAGCTGTATGATGTATGGGGTTTCAATGACGATATAAGTGCTTGGCAATTATTTAGGCAGTTTCTGGTTGAAGGATTTCTAGCATTTGAGATGATCTATGACGATAAGGGAAAGGAAATAATAGGTTTTAAGGAATTAGATCCGACAACACTGCAGCCTAGCGTAGAAAAGCAATTGGATGGGACCTTTTTAAACATTTGGGTTCAGTATCCGGATGATGATAAGAAAAGAAGGGTACTTTACGATTCGCAGATCATCTATATTTCTTATGCTAAAGGAAACTCGGTTTCTAGAATAAGCTACGTTGAGAGATTAATTAGACCCTATAACGTATTAAGAATAATGGAATATACCAGAATTATCTGGTCTGTTATGAATGCATCTTTCAGATTAAAGATGACCGTACCAATTGGTTCTAAATCTCCGCAAAAAGCAATGCAGACATTAGGAGAACTAATGTCTATCTATAAGGAGGATATCAGATTTGATAATGACTCAGGCGAGCTATTTGTTGATGGAAGACCTAAAATACAGTTTTACAAGAACTATATGATGCCTTCTGGTACAAACGGGACACCAACCATTGAACCAGTAAACATTTCGGGACCTAATCTAAGTGACACAACACCATTACAATATTTCTGGGAAAAATTCATAGAAGAATCCAAAGTTCCAGTTTCGAGATTTAGCGGTCCAGATTTTACACCGCAAGGAGCCTATGTAAACGGAGCGGAAGGACTAGATAAGGACGAGATCAGATTTGGTAAGTTCATTAATCGATTAAGATCTAATTTCCAGGATATGATGGTTAAGCCCCTCTGGATTCAACTGTGCGAAAAATACCCGGCTTTAAAGAAAGACTTTGCTTTTAAAAGTCAGCTCGGTATAAGCTACGTAACGGAGAATCCATTTAGACTGAACCAGGAGATAGAAGTAATAACTAAGAAAAAAGATGGGGTTGTTGCAATGGCTAGTCTATTAGATGATTTTGAAAGACCCTACTTCTCTCTTGATTTCCTAGTGAAGAATATGCTTGGTCTATCTGAGGATGATCTAAAAGAAAATAGAAGTACCAAGGAAAAAATAGCTAAGGAAAAAGCTAAGTTAGAAAAAGAGGGAGCAGAAACAACAGCTGCACAAGCAGCAGCCGCTCCAGCTGCAGAACCAGCAACACCAACTGAAACAGCACCAGAATAATGGCAGGATTTGTAGATCAAAACACAGGAAGAGGTGGCGTATTCAATAGAATATACCAAACATTGACACGGGTTGGAAAACTCGGGATGGCATATGATGACATGGTCATTAACAACTCTCAAGCTATCGGAAGAGTAGAATCACAATTCTATAATCAGGAAGATACCGGATTTACCGACAATGAAGCATTCAGATGGACGGTTGGATATCAGGATATCAAGACAAGAAAGTATATTGCTTATTTCGATAAGGATTATGGAAGTAAGGTAGATTTTCTTAGAAAATTCTCACTTAACGGAGAGATAGAATTTATACTCGATACTATATGCGATGAAGCTATAGTTTCTGATGATAGAAATTTCATTGCATATCCAACGTTACAAGGTGTAGCCATGAAGGAAAAGGTGCTTAATTCGATTAGCGACAATTTCAAAAAAATATACATGCTTCTAGGGTTTCAGAATGGTATCACAGCATGGCAATATTTTAGACAATTTATGGTTGAAGGATTCCTTGCTTTTGAGATTGTTTATGACGATAAAGCTAAAAATATAGTTGGATTTAAAGAGCTAGATCCGACCTCATTAGAGCCACAAACCCAAAAGAATGCTGATGGGTCATTCCAGCAACACTGGGTTCAGTATCCTAATGATAACAATATGAGAAGAGTACTTACCAACGAGCAGGTTATCTACATATCCTATGCTAAAGGTAATACAATCTCCAGAGTTTCCTATGTTGAAAAATTAATACGCTCATATAATATTTTGCGTATAATGGAGAATACCAGAATTATCTGGAACGTAATGAATGCATCATACCGTTTGAAGTTCATTATCCCGGTTGGTAACCAATCCCCGCAAAAGGCTTTAAATACGCTTGGTCAATTAATGTCCAATTATAAAGAGGAAATCGAGATAGATGATAACTCAGGGGAAATGACAATCAATGGAAGACCTAAGATTCAGTTCTATAAGAATTATCTTTTCCCTGATAAGAATGGACAAACCCCACAGATTGATTCTTTGAATCCAAGTGGTCCTGATTTTAATGTAATGGAAAGCGTTACCTACTTCTATAATAGACTTAAGATGGATTCTAAAATACCTTATGCAAGATTTGCATTTAGAGGTGCACCAGCATCTAATTATAGCGTGGGTATAGATCAGTTAGAAAGAGACGAGATTAGATATGAAAAATTCCTATCTAGAAATAGAGCTACGTTTCAAGAAATAATGATGAAGCCCTTGTACATTCAGATGATATTGGATTACCCTGAATTGGCGAAGGATAGGCAGTTTAAATCTAATTTGGGTATAACTTTCAATAAGGAAAATCAATTCCAGGATTTTGTTAAATTAGCTAACCTCACCAAAAGGATTACCTTTATTAATGGTATGTCTGAATTGAAGCAGAAGGTTGGGGAGGAAGAGCAATCTTACTTCAGTAAGGATTTCTTGGTTAGAAGATACCTTGGTTTATCCCCGGACGAGTATAAGCAGAATAATGATTACCTCAAGGCCGAAAAGATAGTAGCTGAGGAAGAAGCTAAGAAGAAAGCAAAAGCTGAAAAAGCTGGAGAATCACCAGAATAGATTTAGTATTCTATCCTTTTTTCAAAACGCGTTAATTGATTATTTTTACATGATAAAAATATGAAACGCGAATTACAATTATTTCTCGACCTAGAATCTCTAACGGGAGAAGGATCAGTTAAAGGTAAGCAGATTCTTATTTCTGCTAATTGCAGTGAAAAGCTGGAGTACTTTCTGGATGTTTGCTACAATCCATTTGTTACAACTAAATTGAACAAGTTGGAATTTTCCGAAATCTCAGAAGAAAAAAATCTAGATTGGTCTGACCTTGTAGAACTTGTTGAAACCTTAAAATCAGCACCTGCAGCTAACGACTCTTTAAGAGAAAGAGCGGAGTCTTTCATTAATATGAAAATGGATGAGGATCCTGATACGGATAGACAGATCAGACAAATGCTTATGAAAGTCCTAACCAAAAGAATGAATATTGGTATAGGTGCTAAGACAATCAATAAAGCAATGGGAAAGGAACTAATCCCAGATCCTTCACTGATGTTGGCAACTGATAATGAGTCCGAAATCAGTGACTGGTCTGACATATACTGTGAAGAGAAGTACGACGGAGTTAGAGTTATTGCTCTAGTTAAAAATAGCGGTAACGACGTTACCTTTTTCACAAGAGC